ATCTTCTTATTTTTTATTCTTATCCTTATTTTTTATTCTTATCCTTATTCTAAAAACAAATGTTCCAATTATTTATGTAATAAAGTTACGTCTGTAGTTACAATTGTAAAATAGTAACCCCTACATGTTGCACTTCACAGCGCGAAGCGTTATACTACCATTGCCCCAATCTCAGACATCCACTCTTAAGTTAAGAGATAAATAATGAGCGCAGTTGCCACTAAGACATTATCTGGTGTTGGTCAGGAATGTGTTATCGGGCCATTCTTAGATAATGGTACTTTGACGCTTAAATATCCGGCTGGTGGTACAGGGACGTTTGTTTTGAAGTTATCGTTTGATGGTGGTGTTACTTGGACGGAAGCACAAACTATGCGCCGGACATCTGTGAATCCTACAGATGAGGTTGCTAGTTTGGCGGCGGAAGATACAGCGTATATTGAGACTATTGGTGCCACGCACGGTAAGTGCGAACAGACTGGTGCTGGTACTAGTACGATACAGTTAATTTTCTCTGAGAATTAATTTGTTGCCAGGACTCCGTAATACTTCTTATACGCGTAGGAGAAGGAGAATCATCACGCTTTTGGGCGGCGGTGAGGCTCCTGTTCCTACGGATAATTGGTTTGATGATTTCGACGGAGCGTTGGATACTGGTAGATGGGGAACTTCTGTTAGTGGAAGTGGGAGTATTACTAGTGGAGATGATAGTAGGCTGAGATTTCAGGCGCCTGCTGCTGCTGATGCAGCTCTTCTTTATCAGTTAGTAAAAGTTGATAAGACTAAATCACAAGCTTGGACATTTAGAATAAATCCTCGTACCATTAGCGATTCATCTCCATTCTTTTGGATTATCAATAGAGCTGGAACCCCTTCTCCTGCTGTTGTAGGTGGTGCTTTTGATGCTGATAGAAGGATACAAGCGGCTCTGATGATTGCTAATCCTGATCTTGCTTTGCAGTATTATAATGGTACGCATACATTACAAAGCTGGAACGGTTCCGCTTATGTTGGCGGAAATAGTGGATTCCGTCGCGTTGCTAATGATTCGTTTTTTGATTTAACATTTGAAACTGATGGTCCAGGTAATAGGTGGAGATTTTCAACAATTGGTAGGGTAGCTACAGCTGCCGGTGATGATCCATCCCTCGGTGGTTGGCAATTGGCACTTACTGATTGGATTCTTTGGACGAGTTTGGAAAGTTCTACTGATCTATGGCTTGTTGTTGGTGAACAGTGGACAGATGGTAATAGCGTAACGGGATATATAGAGCATGTTAAGTATGCTGGTGATGCTCTTAGGTTAGCGTTAACTAATGGAAAGGATACTTTGGCTGGTGCTTATGATATAAGATGTAGCCGGTCACATGATCTTCAATCCTTTAGTCCGCACGATAGAACAACGATAGCAGTAGCTAGAGGTGGCGCTGGTACTTGGGATGCTAGTAATGTTAAAGACCCCGATTTGGTACAAGATGGCGCTACAGTTAGAGGAATGTATTCAGGGCACGGGACAACTTCTGGATTTCAAATAGGAGCTTTTAGTGGTACATCGGTAGATGGAGTATTAACTAAGGATGCTGGAAATCCTATAATTACTCTATCTGCTGGTACGCATGAAGGGCAGGTATTTATGCCCAAGAGGATTAAAGATACAGTTGATCCAGATGGTAATAAGTTATGGAAAGTGATGTACACTGGATTTAGTGATACTGATGCTAAGTTTAGAGTATTCGTAAAGATGTCAGCAAGTCCGAATAGTGGATATGGCGCGAGCACACTATTACTATCTCCTGGTGGTGTTGGTGAATTTGATGAGCTTGGTTGTAGTATGGGATGTCATGTTAGGTATGGTGGTATTGATTATATATTCTATGCTGGAGCCAAGACTGGATTAAATGGTAATTTGTGGCAAGTTGGCCTAGCCACCGGTACGTTTGGTACTTCGTTTACTAAGCAAGGTGTAGTTATAGCTCGTGCACAAACTGCCGACGCACTTACTGCTGCACTTAATTCTAAGACTGTAACAATTGCTGATACTTCTGCTTATAGCAGAGATGAATTATTTCTTGCAGACGACGACGCTACTAATGATAATTACGTTGTTGGAAAAATTAGGAAGATAACTAATGGTACCAATATAGAGTCGTTGATTAGTATGAACACTAATATTACTACCCCAAATGGTAGAATATTTAGGATGGGTGTTTTTAGTGTTCATCCTAGAGAGATACTTAGGGAATATAATAAATGGTATCTATTCTGTTCTTCATTTGGTGGGATAGGTGATGGAACAAGAGCGGCATTCTATGAGTCCACGTTGATTTTTACCAATCCAAGTAGTGATCCGGGATCAGGTGCGTGGACGCCAGAATATAAGAATGCACCACATTGGCCGGTAAACGCTCATGGGTTTGCTAGATCGAATGAAAATCCGGCGCTTGTTAGATTACCTATTACATAAGCATAGGGATCATAGTAATAGGCACATAAGGAAATTAATCAGGAAAAGGGACAGAGAAGATAGAAAGTCTCCATATAAGATCGTAAGGTGATTGCAATGAGTTTCTGCCCTGAGAAGTTAGATATTTTCCTGAAAGACTACAACGATAAAATAGCTAAGGTTTTCAACGCGAATGGGTTTACATCTAAAAGTGAAAACCTTCAAGTGTACATGATTCTACAGTGTGTGAATTATCTATCAGACATTCACGATGTATTGAGACGAATAGAGGATAAGATAGATGCCGCTCAAACGCAAAATTAAACATAAATCTTCCAGACCTCCCAAGAAATTCCATAAGAAGCTTATTGATGAGCGTCTTAAGTGGATTAAAAGAACATCTCCAGGTAAAAAATAATGAGTAGCGCGGCTGCTGCCCTTCCTCCATCTTCTCAACCAGAAGAAGAAGAAAAAGAAGTTCCAGAGGAAGTGCTGAATCCAGATAAAAAGGTAGTCAAATGGAGTCCAAAAAAGTGGCGGCCTGTTTACGAAGTAATGGTAGGCTTACACGTAATGGGTTTCAGTAATAAGGATATAGCCGAACGCACAGGTTATACTCCGCAGCAAGTTTGTAATATTGTTAATTCCAAACAAGCAGCTGTCATAATTAAGATCATAACAGAGAGAATACGACAAGGAACTTTTGATGTTGTAGAAAAAACAACAAAGCCAATGCAAGAGCGTATTACCGATCTACAAGAAAAAGCTCTTGAGCGTGTCGAAGATGTCATAGGTAACGATGAAATTTTTGAGAAAGCTCCTTTTCATATGATAGACAGAAGTATCAAGTTGCTACAAGCTACGAGAATTATAGGTGATGAGAATAAGAACAGTAATGTGAATGTAAATGTAAATGTAAATGGTGGCGCTTCCACTACACCAGATGGAACGCCCATGCCACAACTTGAAGAATTAAAGAGAATAAGGAAGGGACTTGAAAAACTCGCTGACATAGAAGCAATACATGGAGAACCAATCAGAATTATTGACAACAAAAACAAAGATAGGAAGAACGGAAGCGGAGTGGTTAGCATTACTGAACGAGGAACGGATAGGGAAGAATCAAGCGAAAGCGCAGGAGATACAGAACCAGTGGAGTAAAGAGGATTGGAGGAGAACGAGAATTTTATGTAAACAAAATCTCTTTTTCCTCAGTTATTCAATCCTCAACTACGATCGCCTATCAACAAATCTGCACGGCCATATTTGTAATTGGGAAGCGAAAACCAGAAATGCTTTTCGTTTTCGTGAATTTCTCCTTCCTCGTAATCACTTTAAATCAACTGTTCTAACTATCTCTCACAGTATCCAAATAGCATTGCCAGATGATGCTGGTAATGCTATTTGGCCTGTGAATTTAGGACCAGAGTGTAGAATTCTTATATGTCACGAGATTCTCGATAAAGCTAGTGATTTTCTATTCGAGATAACACAGCACTTTACAGGAAATACGTTGTTAATGGCACTCTTTCCAGAATGTGTGCCTAATCCAAAGTTTCAGCGTATGAATAAATATGAACTAGAGTTGCCGGGACACGGACGTTGGAAGGAGCCTACTTTCGATACAATGGGAATTGGTGGTAGGAGTCAAGGAGCACATTATAACTATCTTAAGTTAGATGACTTGATCGGAGACAAAGCTAGAGACTCCGAAGCTGATATGCAGAAGGCAAAGGATTGGATTGATAACGTTCAAGCCTTCTTTTCTAAGTTTAAAGAAGATAGATTCGATTTAATAGGCACTAGATGGGCTAATGATGATTTATATAGTCATGTAGAAGATAAATATGGTAAGAAACTAGGTAAATATAGGCGAAAAGTAGAGGAATGGGACGCTAAATTAGGCAAAAAAGTACCCATTTTTCCGGAAGAAGTTGATACAGATTCGCTCGAAATCCTAAAGAAAAACAGAAAAGTATATGCCGCCCAATACGAAAATGACCCTGATTCTAGCAGTAATAAGTTCAAAAAGCAGTGGTTAAGGTGGTTTGTATGGCAAACTCCGAAAGTTTTATCTGTTTTTGGCGACGGTAGCACAGATATAACGAAAGAAGCCCTTAAGAATGAGAACACACCAAAAAGACTTATCAATCTATCTAACACAAATATTGTTTTTCTTGTTGATCCTGGTGGTACGGTCGGGTTCAATGTCGTTGCAATAGATAGTTTGAGTAGATGTTACATTCTTGAATCGCACGAAGCTGGATGGAGCGACCCCGAGTTAGCTGATACTATCTTTAGAAAAGCCTCTCAGTATCATCCTAAAGTAGTAGCAATTGAAGCTGATTTCTTCGCATCAGTATATGAGCATTGGTTTAAGGCTGAAATGCGGCTGAGAAATCAGAAATTCAATATCGAGCCCATTCTAACACTTAAAAAGCAAAAAGAAACAAGAGTACATGGTTGTGCTACATACTTATCCAGTGGTCAGTGGTTTTTTAATGAGACATTTTACACGAAAGAACGCGACCAAGAATATTCTGATTTGATATACGAAATAATCAAGTTCGGGTCACTCAAAAAATATCACGCTCTTGATTCTCTAGCGTATCTTACACGGCCAGAAATTCTAGTTCCGTTCCGTAAGAATGACGACGAGAATCAAAACAAGAAGAATGCAGCAGAAGCTAATAACAGAGACAAAACCACAGGATACTCCCAAATACAACTCGTACGCAGGTAAATCATGCCACCCAACTTTGGAAAGATTATCAGTAGGCTGGCAGCTATTCTATTCGGGTTGTCTTTTAATGCTTTGGGTTTTTCTGGATTCGTTGTCACACTTCACAGCGTATATCACAATCGTCCTGTTAATCTTTGGTTGCTGGGTGTTTGGGGTTTATGCTTGCTTGTTGGCTGTTGGATTATTGCACCAGTTCTTACTAAGATGATAGCAAAGAGTGTTGTTGACTTTATAGCAACTATACCATTCTTACCAACGATAAGTTTTGGTAAGGGAAAAAAGACAGACACATCTGAAAATGCAACTAAACCATGAATTATGCTAGCTAAGTTACTATTAGCAGATGATCCTGATATATGGGGACAGATAAGCAGAGAAAGAATAAATGGATTAGATCATCTCGCTCCTGTATTTCGTAAGAATGTAGCACACGCATTCAACGAGTGTCATAATGTTGATTCTATAGAAGTAAGATTACTTGATAATAGTATTCAATGGATCAGTCTCGATCCTGTTGTTCATGAGACATTTAGAACAGAAGCATTACAAGCTATATACTATCGGCAAGGAACATCAAAAGCTAAAACTCCGCTCGGTGAATGGGAAGGCGGTAAATGGAAAGCAGGAAGTTGGCATGGTTATAAATTAGCTGTTGATGTAATTTCTGCTGAGTATGAATGGTTCACAGGACGAGCCGCGAAGATAATGTGGCCGGCACCCAAAGAAAGGGAATACGTAGCTGTTCAGTGGTTTACAGCTATTGCTGATATTTTTAAGCAATATAATATAGATTGGGGTGGTGATTGGAGTGATCCAGATTTACCACATTTCCAACATGGAACTTTAAAGTCTTCTCCGAGTCCTTTGGCATTAGAATTATATAAAAGCGGCGGATTTACAGCAGTATGGGAAGCTGTTGGAGCCGCCCTTTAGGAGGAATAATGAAAGCAGCAGGATATTTAGTTGTATTCGCAGGAGTTATCGGTATCCTGATGTCGTCTCAGAAATACAATTGGGATTCCAATCGTGGTATTTATTTCACTTGGGAATTCCAACCATTCGGAGTAGCCATATCAATGCTTATAATTGGTGTAGGTATTTACCTATCAATCAAAAAATGGAGCTAACGTGTTCATAGGGTTATTAATAATTGGACTAATTACTTTGTTTGTAATTTGGTTCACCGAGGCAGACAAGGACACTCAAATTTACGCTGATAGTTTTCTCAAAAGCAGAGCCTCTTTTCCTGATAAACTTGTGCATCTTATTGTATCATATAGTTTATCATATACTTTCTTACATATACAATCTACCGCAGCAACAATTTTTCTTGTATTTATCCTTTCCGTAGCACATGAGTTAGTTACACATTATCCTAGAAAAAGAGAACCCACCAAACTAACTCCTGCCCAAGCACTATCTACAGCATGGCGCGATCTGGTTGCTAATGGTGTTGGACTAATAATAGCAATCATAGTGTATGTTTGGATTCAATAAATACATCGCAATAATTTCTGCAATTCTAGCTCTAACAACAGGCGCAGCAGTAAAGTGGGCCTTGAATGAGCGAGATTCACGCATCGAAATTGAATCTAGCGCAAGAGCCAGAAATAAGGCGGATTCTATTGAGTTCGCTTCTTTACGAGCTTTATACGATAGCGCTCAAAAAAAGCTTGCTTCCACTAGCAACAATGTCGGAAAAGCAATTGCTAGTTATGATACAATTAGAAAAGAGTTTGTTGTATTCGATACCATCACAAGCACAATTAGAATCCTTAAACCAGAAGTCTTTGTTTCAGAGGCCGACAATCTAAGGAAACAATGCAATGGATTATTACAGGATTGCGCTCAATTCAGAGTGGACGCTAATCGCCTTACTACTAATTTACTTAATCAACTTGCAAATAAAAATATCGAAATTGCGTCGTGGAAATCAAAAGAAGGTTGTTCATTGATAGAGAAATCTATGTATTTCGTAATTGGTGCAGCAGGTGGAGCAGCCGCCGCCAATAACATAAATGGGTACAAAATCCCGGTATTCAAATGAAAACCCATTACTATAAATTCGGGCCGCCAGTAGTAGCCAGGGGCGGCGGAGGCATTTCCCGGCAGGGGGCAGTTCCCGCGCGCAGCGCGGATAGCGAGCGCAGCGAGCGTAGCACTAATACTGAAGTCCTTTTCTCATCAAACATAAATAATGCCCTACACTCCTGAAATTTATCTTGATCCAGATACGGAAGAAAGATTACGTTCTTATTTGAGAGAAGAACTAATCAATCACCGTATGGAAAAGCAAAATAGATTGGATGACCTAATGATGTGGCAAACACATTATTGGGCTGAGCCTTCTCAGGAGGAGGCTACTTTTCCTTTTAGGGGTGCTTCTGTATTAGTTATTCCTCTTAGTGCAATCGCTGTAGAAACTGTTGCTGCGCGAACGATAACTAAGTTATTTGGGTTCAATCAATTCGTATCTGGTAATCCAAAGAATCCAGAATGGAGTCAAAAATCTAAACCAGTTGAGCGTTTCATGGAAGATGAAATGCTTACTGGAATGAAAATCAAGAAGCCCCTTACTGATTCCATTCTATGTAACACTAAGTTTGGTACAATGATTGGCAAGGTTGGATATTGTACTGAAATTAGATATGCTGTGAGAGATGTTGGTGGTATAGAGGAAGAAATTCCTGTAGTAGTTAAGCAAGGACCAGAATATTGCAATGTGATGGAATCATCATTCTTGATGCCATTCTATGCAACTGATCCTCAAACTAGTCCTTGGGTTGGCGAGGAACATAGTAGAACTCCATTTGAAGTAATGAATCTTGAGCAATCTGGATTCCTTCGTAAAGGTACATTCGATAAATTAAAAGCTTGGGTAGAAACCAATGCTAATGATTCTGTAACAGATGGTCCGTCTGGACGTGATTTCGAGAAGCATCAAGAGGAATTGGAAAGGAAGGTAGCTGTTTGGCCCAAGCGTATTAATTGGGTAGAAATTTGGGTATCATTCAATGTAGATGGTAATGAAAACGGTAAAATGCGTGACATAGTGGTTCATTATCACGAACCGACAGATCAGTTTATGTCTATTCGTAATAATTGGAATCCTAAGTTACGTCGTCCATATAGAATTGGTACATATTTCCCTGTAGAAGGTCGTTGGGCTGGTATAGGGATATGTAAGCAAAACGAGCAGTTTATGCTCGAAATTACTACTCAGCATCGTCAGCGTTTGGATAATGCAACGTTGGCGAATATGAGTATGTTTAAGATTCATAAGAATGCTGGTTATGGTCCGGGTGAGCCAATATTTCCCGGTAAGATGTGGTTTGTTGACGAGATGGATCATATTGATAGTATTAAAATGGGTGATGTTCTTCCAAGTTCATATAACAATGAACAAAGCTCTCTTATATACTCACAACAACGAACAGGAGTTAACGAGGTTACTCTGGGAATGCCTCAAGTTGGCACTCCGGGAACCGCCACGTCTGATTTGGCAAGAATCCAAGAAGGACAAAACAAGTTTGATTTCCATTATCAGAATACTAGAGATTTCGTAGATACAATTATAATAGATACGGCGCTATGTGTTAAACAGTTTGGGCCAACTAATTATGAATATTTCGATTTAGTTGAGGGCGGACAAAGCGTAGCAGAGTTCTTCCAGCATGATTACGATCACATAGAAAAAAATCTAATCATAACTCTACGCACAGCCTCGCAACAAGAAAACAAGATATTAGATCGTCAGAATTGGGTTCAAGTCGCTGGCCTGTTAACGCAATATTACACAGGCTTAATACAAATCGCTCAAATGGGAGGTGATCCTACTCTGTTGGGGATGGTAATGAAAAAGGCATTAACTGCATCCACGGAGGCTATGAGACAAATACTGGAAACCTTTAATATTCGTAACATTGACGAGATTGTAATGAAAGAGTTTCTACTTCATCCGGAAATGATAAGTGTCACTAGCGGAGCACCACCTGACCAAGCTGGAGTTACTGGAGCTCAAGAAAATAATATTGTCTCCCGGCTTCCCCAGCTTGCTTCGATGTTTTCGGGTATTCTTGGGCAAGGCCCAAATGGCAATGGTGGAATTCCGTAATAGCCACGATGCTTACGAAAGGCGTGGTTATTACAATGGTGTAAAAGACGCGCTTAAGCTTTTAGAATCTATTGGTGAGATTAAACTACCTACTATTACTCGTGTAGAGGAAAACGAAAATGGCAACATCAGCGCAGCCTCAATCAGAAACAGAGAACCAGCAGCCGCAAAATCAGGATTTGGACGTACAACCCCCGCAGGAACCACAGGATTCAGTAGTAGATACTAGTCAAAGTGATAAGGAAAAGGCTGCTCTTGCTTTAGTTAGAGAGCAACATCAAAAGATTCTACAACTTGAGCAAGAGAAAAGAGAGCTAGAAGCTTCAAAACAACAGGTTGCTCCTCAGCCGGAAATTACTGATCCAACAGCAAGCAGGGATTTACTTTTTAATAATCCCGATAAGTTTTTTGAGGATAAGTTAAACAAAGCATTAGATAAGCAATTGGCTCCTTTGAAGGAATTTGTTTCTGGTTTCAAAGCTGAAACAGCGTATGAGCAGATGAAAAGACGTTACTCTATACTGCCTCAGTATGCTAACTATTTTGGCATTCCAGAGTTTGTTCAAGCAGTAGATGCAATGATGGCTCACAATGAAGTAAATGAGGCCAATATGAGTGCAGCAGTAATGGCTGCCATTGGTGCTTATCATATTGGTGCAATTACTAGTGAAACCCCACTGCAGCCTAGTAATAACAGGCAGCAACCAACAAGACAAAATACTCCACTTAATACATCACAACAGCCATCTTCTATGACACATCCTGCTCATCTAAGTTCCTCTCCTCCTCCTGCTCCAAATCGTCCTTCTAATTCTGCTCCCGCTAGAGTTTATAGTGAGCAGGAAAAGAGAGTTATGCGGGAGTGGAACATGACACCAGAAGAATACGATTTGTTGATGAATGCGCCTGCGGATCAAGTTACTAATACTAGATTACCTGAAAAGAAGTAAGAGGATTATATGCCTACAGAACGCGATGTTGTAACTGCTGACGGCTCGTCCAAAATAGTTGATATAGTTCACGAAGTTCCCCCGGAAATGAAGGAAGGTGAGTTGGTTGCGATTCTTTCTAGGGGATATATAAGTTCCCGTTTAGACGTTCCATTACCTGACGGATTGTATGGTGAATGGGTTGTTGACGATCCAGAAGCTATTGCAGAAAAGCGTGCAAAGGGATTCGTTGATGGCTCATCTTATGTGAAGCAACATCGTGCATTACATAATGACGGCACGAGTTCAGCAAAGGTTGGCGATTGTGTTTTTATGATTTGTAGTAAGAGCACAAAGGAAACTCTTGACAGAATCTACCGTGACCTTTACAATCGTACTCACGGTAAGAAATCTCAGAATAAAAAGAAAGAACAGAGTGAGGACACTGAGTTTGTCAAGAACGCCGACCAAAGAAATATCGGAATACCTGCGTTTGAGGACAGTTCCTCAGAAATAATTGATGGCGAACAATTGGCTGCTACAATCAGGGCTCATAAAGAGAGCCAAACTACAGGAGTTAAATAGTTAATGGCTAGGATAATCGAGCTTGCTCGTATTCCTTCTGGCACTCCTAATGTTTTGTCTGTTAAGTATAAGACAGGCGAAGCAATCGTTAAAGGATCGCTAGTGCAATACGATGCAAATGGAGAATTAATTCTGTGCCCTGCCGATCCAGTGGCGGGTTCTGGTGGTGTTGCTGGTGTTGCTTTGGAAGCTGCAAATAGTCGCCCAGGTTGGGATGCTGCAAATTCCCCAACCGTTGTAACTGGTAGAAAGCAGGAAATTAGTATAGCGGTTGCTGATAGAAGTCAGATATTTAGTAGCCGCATGGTCAACGGTGGTACTGATCCTGAAACGCCAGCGCAGACAGATGTTGATACAAAATTTGGCGTTGTTAAGGTTGGTTCAGATTGGGCAGTTGATAAGGCTGATGTGGTCAACGTTGTAGTTGAGATAGTTGATTTTGACGCTGGCCGCAAGATAGTTTATTGGAAGTTCCTTGAAGCCGTAATCAACCTGCCATAATAGGAGAAACTTAGTAGCTATGCAAACCTCTGGCGCTTTTAATTTATTGTTCCGTCCTGGACTTCGTAAGAATTTCCGTGATCGTTTCGATAGACACGGAACGGAATATACGATGTTCTTGCGGACAGGTAGCACGAGCGTGCCCGAACAGGCCGCAGCGGTAATGAGTGGTTTGTCACGTTTTGTTGAGCGTGATGATGGTGAACCTATTACTTATGAAGACCCGAAGATGGGTCCAAAAGTAATGGCTGTTGATAAGGAGTTTGCGGGTGGATTTATGATTACCCGTAAAGCTGTTGAAGATGACCAGTATAATAAGGCAGATCAAGGAAGCACTTGGTTGGCTCATGCTGCACGTATGACGTATGAATACCGTGCTGCTGAATTCCTTGATGATGCTTTTACTGGTTCCGTTTTCAAGGGTCACGATGGTTTGGCGTTGCTTCATACGGCGCATACGTTGCTTGGTACCAGTGCGACGTTTGCTAATCGTCCTACGACGGAAGTTAGCTTCTCCGTTACTGGTATTACAAATCTCCTAGATTTGTCTCAGGTTGCTGTGGATCAAAATGGCGATCCCATTAAGATCATGCCTGATACATTAATCATAGGCAACAACGCTGGCGACCTTAATCGCGCGATGCAGATTTGGAATAGTGAGCTTGAACCGTTTACTGCTAACAATGAACCCAACGCTACGCGCATGCGTATGCGGATGGCAGGAAGTAAGCAGCCGCAAGTTTCTCGCTATAAGATTTCGAGAAAGTCCTACTTCCTGATTGATAGCAAGTACAACGATGCAGAGTTGCTCGTTCGCCGGGCAGTTGATTTTGATGACGATTTCGATTTCGATACGGATACTGCTAAATACAAGAGCACGACCCGTTTCGTAATCTGGTTCGTTGATCCTATCGGTTGGTTCGGCGCCAATCCTACATAATCGCGGAGGTAATGGATTATGAGGGGAGGTTCTTGGGTTCCTAGTAATCTTCCGTGGATGGCAAATGATGAGGAATATTTCTCATTTGCTGGTCAACCGGGAGGAATTGTTAAGGTTT